GCTGTAGAGTCGCCGGTCGGCCAAGTTCAAGGCGAGTTCGCCGGTGGCTACTTGGTTCGCGGTGGGGATGCGGCCTGCGACGGTGGTGCGTTTGACCTTGAGGACCATTGGGAAGTTTTAAGTTTTAAGTTTTCAGCGGCTGCAAGGGGGAGCGATGGCGCGGGTTGGAACCGCGCCACCGCTATTGGGGGAAGGGAGCTACTAGAAGCTGCCGCCGTCGATCTCGGTCTCGAGCGCGGAAACGCGGGAGGTGAGAGCTGTGGCTGCGGATTCGATGGTGCCTGCGCGGGACTCGAGGGCGTCGATGTCGCTTTCGTTGGTCGTCACACGGCCAGCCAGCGTGGTCGCTGCGGACTCGATGGCGTTGATGTCCGACTCGGCTGTGGTGACACGACCGGCGAGGGTCGTTGCGGCGCTCTCGATGGTGCCTGCACGGCTCTCAAGGGCGTCGATGTCGCCTTCGGCTGTGGTGACGCGGCCCGCGAGGGTCGAGGCGGCACCTTCGATGCTGGTGGCGCGGCTCTCAAGGGCGTCGATGTCGCTCTCTGCGGTGTCGAGGCGTCCGTCGAGGGCGCTGTCGGCGGCTTCGAGAGTCGCTACGGCGGAGTTGAGGGCGCTGGTGGCCGAGCTGGCGAGGGAGGTGATGGCTCCGTTGAGGTTGGAGTCAGCGGCCTGGAAGGCTGTGACAACTTCGGTGAGGCTGTCGAGGGCGGCTCCGTCAACATTCGAGAGAACATTGTCGATGCGAGTTCCGAGGGCGGCTTCCGCTGCGGTGGCGCGGGAAGCCTCTGCGGAGATCGCCGAGGTGCGATTGCTGGTCTCGGTCGAGAGAGCGGCTGCTGTCGCGAAGTGGCTTCCGCCAACTGGCACGCTCTGGTCGCCGTCGCCGATGTAGAGGATGCCGTCAACTTTGTTATACGCTGGCTCACCCGAAAGAAGAACGGGGGCTCCTGCTGCGCCGGTCAAGCGGCGTTTGATTCTGATATTTGCCATAATGTTATTAGGGGGTATTGGGGGTTGTTACTGCGGGGTTAATCCTAAAACTCACCGCCGTCCGAATCGGCGACGATGGGTATGTAGGAAAGGGTTTCAGGGTCCCAACGGTGCGGGACATTGTTGTCGGCTGAAAAATAAATGCGGGCCACGACGCCTTCGGCGGGGAAATCGCTGAGGCTCGGGAAACGCTGCACATCGTCGAAGTCGTCGGGGATCATCGTGCCGGAGATTTGGCCCGAGGAGTCGAGCTGCGCGACCTGGGCGGTCGTGCTGATCATGTTTCCGGTGAGGGGATCGAACGAAACTTGCGACATGGTTACGCGAATGGAGGATACTGAACGAAGGAGGTTTTGAGTTGGGCGTTGTCGGTCGCGGGAACGCCGCCGAAATAGGTCATGCGGATGCGGGCGACTGCGGTTCCGCCAAAGCTGTATTCGGTGTAATCGGTGTTGTTTGTGGCACCGACTTTGAAGACTTCAAACTTGTCGTAAAGAGGGACTGGAAATCCGGTGGTAACTCGCAGAGCCCCATCAGAAGTGGCTTGGACGGGTTGCACGATGCCTGCGGAACTGCGGGCGGCGATCTGGACGGTGGGGTTGCTCATATCGGTAATTTAATTATCGGGAGGGGTGTCAATAGGGGGTTATTGGAAGGAAGCGGACCAGCGGCGGACCTCGCCTTTGCGCAGCCAGGCGTCGTCCATTCTTTGCTGGAGGATGCCTTCGGCGCGACTGAACTGGTAGTTGGCTTTGTCCATCTGGCCGTCCTCGGAAAGCGTCTCGGCGAGTGCGTAAAATTTAAGGTAATCGGCGAGGAATGCCGGGATGCGATGGCGCAACCAGAACTCCTCGTTCGTCGGGAAATTTCCGGTCGTGTCTTGCAGCGCCTCGTAGCAGTCGCCGGTGGTGTTGTAGTAAACGAGATCGCCCGCTGCGTAAGCGGTGGAGGCGTTGAATGCGGTCGAGGTGAAGCGGGGCTGCGGCAGCGAGAACTCCACATACACCGGACCGGAAACATAGTTTTCGTCGATGATGACGAGGCTGTCGCCGGTAACGACAAACTCCAACTTCTGCGTGATGGCATACTCGCTCGGCTTGTCGGCGTAAACGGCGGCAACATTGCCGATAGGCGTCTGGCCGGTCTGGATGAGCGGAATGTAGGGCAACGCATCCTCGGGAGCTTCGTTGCCAGAATCCTCGACATAGAGTGCCGTGGTGCGGTCGTTCCACGCGACATTGAGCGCGGTGTCGATATTGGAAACCTCGCCGCTGGCCGTGGTGCTCACCCGCTTGATGCGCCACACAAAGTCGGAAAATTCCGAGCCCTGCACAGCGCGGCCAATGTAGGAAATCGTGCCTTGGTAATCGTGCTCGTAGGTGTAGCCGCCCTCGGCAAAACCTGTGCCCAATACAACACGCTGCTCCGTGTAGGTCGTCTCGGGCCAATCGAAGAATGTCCAAGCCGTCGCGGCGGCGGTGGTCAGATACTCCGCGAGGGCCGACGCCTGCGAGGCCATGAGCGGCTGCGCGGGGTCGATGCCCATGCGCGAAATCACGCCATCGCGGATCGTGCGGTAGGGGGTGGCCTTCATTGCGGGCCTCCTTGCTGCAATGCGGGCAGGGTGCCTTGGCGGCCGATCTGCGCGTTTTGCTGTTGCTGGAGTTGGAAGTTGAAGCCTTTCATGCGGGCCTCGATCATGTTGCGGAAAATCTCATCCTGCTGGATGCGCTGTTGCAGGGCGGGGTTGGCCTGGATGATGCCTTGGAGGACTTGGGCGCGGAGCTGGTGGTTCTGCCCTTCCTGCGGCAACTCGGGCTCGGTGCCTGCGGCAATCTTCGTGAAGGCGAGTTGTTCTTCGTTGGCTTCCATGGCGGCGGCGGGGCCGGGGTCGCGGACGAGGAGGTCGGCCAGAACGGGATCGACGGCGGCCATGATGAACTTGATGAGCCCGGCGCGGTCGATGACTCCGGCGGTATCCATCGGGACAACCGCTTTGCTGATGTAGTCGAGCTTCACGCCGAGGGCTTCGGCGTCGAGGTTCTTGGCATCCCAATCCACAATGAGGTCGAACTTGCCTTGGATGCTTTCGCGGTCGGCTTGGAACGGGAGGGTTTGGCCGCCGGAGACTCGGAGGATTTGGACGGGCAGCATGTATTGCTGCATGAGTTGGTATGTCTGCGTGACGATGGCTTTGAAGTCGCGGAGCCAGCGGTCCACCGTGTGCTGCTGCACGAGGGCGGTGTAGTTGGGATCAACCCCATCGCCTGCCATGCCGAAGTATTCATTCACATCGCGGCGGACGGCGCGTTCGATTTCGATGGTGCCTTGGTCGAAGGGCGGCGGTTGCATCCACCCAATTTCATTGGGGCGGCGCTCGGGGATTTGGACGGCGGGGCCGAGGATGATGTCAAGTTTCCCCCTATTGGCGGGCACGCGCATTGGGGGAAGTATGGCGATTCCGGCGCGATCAGTGCGGTAGTCGCGCTGGGTCTTGATTTCCGCCTGCATCGTCGAAACGATCTCAGGGATTCCTCGGGCTTCGATGAGGCAGCGGGTGACTCGCTCGCGGGGTAGCTCCACGAAAGGATATTCGCCGTGCGAGTAGGGGGAGATTTCTTCTTTGGCGAAGATGTCCACATTCGGGTGCATGACCCGGCACATGATTTTTGTGGCTCCGGTCTTCTCGTCGGTTTCCTTGGAATAGACATGCCAAATTTCCACCAGGTCGCGGTGGTCTTGCCAGAGGATGGAGTCGCGGCGGTTGGTGTTCTGGTGGGCGTAGATCGGCCAAAGGCTGGTGCCTTTGTAGTTCTCGGCCTTCTCGTAAAATTCGTAGGGGTAGCCTTCGGTGACGGTGCGCTCTTCCAGCTCCTCGCAAGTCACCATTTCGCGGCGGGCGATCCAGGGGGCGCGTTGGAGGTCGTAGGTGGCGGTGGGGAAAATGATGTCGTTGAAAGGTTCGAGGGCGGTCCACTCGGGCTTGCTCTCAAAGATGTAGGGCTCGGTGTATTCCACCGTGCCGCCTTCGCGGAGCTTGCGGACATTGGCGGCGGTGCCGGTGCCGGGGGCGAATTGCTCGGCGAGTTCGATGGCGATTTCTTCTTGGAGCGGATCGAGGATCGCGCCGATGAGCATGGCGAGGGGGGAGGCGGGGTCGCCCTGCTCTTGGGCCATGACGATGAGGTCTTCGAGGCTGACGCTCTTCTGCTCAATGCGTGTCGTCGTTTTCCAAAACACGCCCATGATGGCGAGGCCGTAGGTGGCGCGGATGTTGAGGGCGAGTTCGAGTTCGCGGCGGAGGTCGGAGGCGCAGTGGGTGAAGAGCATCCATTTCAGCACGGCCTCGGCGGCGGTGCGGGAGAGGGCGTCGGAGGATTCGACCGGCATCATTTGCAAGCGGGCGGCAAAGGTGGCGGTGAGGCAAAGCTGGGCCTCGCGGTTGCAGACGAGATCGGCGAGGCGGATGCGGCTGTCGGCGGAGCCTTCCCAGGGGAAAACATTTTTGCCGTAGTTGCTGGCCCACTTGCGGCCATCGGAGGATTGGCCGTCCCACAGGGCCATGCGGGTGTCGTAGTTGCGGGCGCGGACGGAGGAGAACCAACCGCCATCGGTGGCGGCCTCGGTGAGCTGGCCGATCCAATACTTTGTGTCCCGAGTTTCCTCGGCGGAGTCTTTAATCATGCGGTGCGGAGTCCGGGCATGAGGATGGCGAACTTCCCTGTGCCGCCGCATTTCACGACGCACTGCGGGAAGTTGCGTTTGAACCACGCGATGAAATCGGAGTCGCGCCAGCAGCCGGGCACTTTCCAATTCCAATAGTGAAAAATTTGGGGATCAACGGAGAGGGTCAAAGCGCCCACGCCTTCGATGCTGCGGAGGTCTTGCTTGGCGTGGTCGGCGGCGATGGCGTGCTGGCGGGCGTCGGCCTGCACGGCGCGGGAGTTCCACTGCTCGAAGAGTTCCGATTTCGCTCCTTCGGCGAGGTCGCCGGGGAGGTCGCTGAGGGCTTCTTTGAGGATTTCCATTGTCAAAAAGGGGAGCCCGGTTGCCGGTGGCCTGTCCCGAGACGAGGGGCCACCGGCAAGGGCTGGGGGGCGGGTGTTACGCGGTGGCCGCGAATTTTCCGAGGACTTGGGGGTTCGAGACGGCTACGCCGAAGATGGCGTCGCAGAAACCACGGCGTCCACCGCCA